TTTGTGTATTGGCGGCGCAGGTTACGTTGGCTCAAAAATCAATGAAGTATTAAATTCCAAATACAATATTCATAATGTAGATTTAAATTGGTTTGGTGCAACATCAGACGCACAATTTAATTTTGTTGACTACAACGACATAACAGACAGATATATCAAAAGATACGACGTAGTAATACTATTAGCAGGCCATAGTAGTGTTAAAATGTGTGATGATAAGTTTAGTAGTTGGAATAACAATGTAAGAAATTTTGCTACCTTATTGAAAAAACTTAACGGTACAAAATTTATATATGCCAGTAGCAGTAGTGTATATGGTAATACTACACAAGATGAAATAGATGAAGAATTTTTAGACTTTTCTCCTATAAACTTCTATGATATGGCAAAGTTACATATTGATCATTTAGCAAAACTCAGTGATACAGAATATTATGGTTTAAGATTTGGAACAGTTAATGGTCCTGCACCACATATTAGAACTGATGTAATGATAAATGCAATGACAAATACTGCAAAAACTAAAGGTGAGATACATTTATTTAATGCAGATACAAAAAGAAGTATTTTAGGTATAAATGATCTTGTCAGAGCAATAGATACAATTATAGAAAATGATGAAGATCATAGAGGTGTTTATAACCTTGCAAGTTTTACTAGCACATCTGGAGAGATTGCAAAGGTTGTTGGTAAAATATCTAAAGTAAAAGTAATTAATAAAGATACACCTAAAGTAATTACAAATGAAAAATTAGAAAAGAAAAATTATAATTTTGGAGTTACTACTAAAAAGTTTGAGGAAACATTTAATTTTAAATTTAAAGATACCCTGGACAGTATTGCACATGAGACAATAGGTAAATTTGAAACATGTGAGGTAAAATCTAATAGGTCAGAACCAACAGAGTACGAATAAAATACCAATAAATAGTGACATGGACAATAAACTAGACAACATACTAGAACTTATTAAAGAATACATAGACGAAAAACAGGCAAATAAAACTTGGGAGCCTGGTAAGGACTTTGTGAATTATGCAGGCCCTTTATTTGACAGTGATGAATATGTATCAGCCGCAGAGACATTATTGGACGGCTGGCTTGTAATGGGCGATAAAAGTTTAAAGTTCGAAAGAAAATTTCCAAAGTATTATGGTAAAAAACATGGAGTACTAACAAATTCAGGTAGTAGTGCAAATTTGTTAATGATGGTTTCATTAACAAGCAAAAGAGGCCATAACTTTCCTAAAGGCACAAAAGTTTTGATGCCTATTGCAGGATTTCCAACAACACTTAATCCAGCATTACAGGTAGGATTTGAGCCTGTATTTTGTGATATAGAATTAGATACATTAAATTTAGATTTAGATCAATGTGAGGAGATATTAAAAAATGATCCTGACATTAAAGTAATTACATTTGCTCATGTATTAGGTAATCCACCTAATATGGATCAACTTATGGAGTTAGTAGAAAAATACAATTTAGTATTACTTGAAGACTGCTGTGATGCTTTAGGTAGTACATATAAAGGCGAGCCATTAGGTAGTTTTGGAGAAATGGCTAGTTGCAGTTTTTATCCTGCACATCATATGACAATGGGAGAGGGAGGCTTTGTAGCATGTAATACAAATGAGCAGGAAGTAATTACTAGAAGTTTTAGAGAATGGGGGAGAGGTTGTTATTGCGTAGGGCCTGAAGCAAATAAACTAAAACATGGAACTTGTAAAAAACGTTTTAGTGATTGGATACCCACAATGCCTGACCAAACATTTGATCATAAATTTGTTTATGACGAAATTGGTTACAATTTAAAACCAATAGATATCCAAAGTGCTATGGGCCTTGAGCAACTTAAAAAGTTAGATACTATACATGCTCTTAGGAGAAGAAACTATAAGTTATTATTTGAAATTTATGAGAAGTATGAAAAGTACTTTATGCTACCCAGACCTAGAGAGCATTCAGATCCTAGTTGGTTTGCATTTCCTTTAACAATAAGAAAAGACGCACCATTTACTAGAACAGACTATGTAGACTATTTAGAAGATAATAAAATACAAACAAGGCCTTATTTTGCAGGTAATATTATGTTACAACCTGCTTATAGCCATTTAATGAATCCTAACGATGCTAAAGATAATTTCCCTAATGCAACATTTACCTTAACAAATACTTTTTTCCATGGAACAAGTGCTGTAATTACTCCAGAGCAAATAGCATGGATTAAAAAGGTTGCAGACGACTTTTTATCACAATACGAAAATAGAATCATATGAAGAACTATTTTGTTCAAACACTTTGCAAAGTAAAAAAGGAAAACTACGATCCTGGACAACAGGTGCCTATACATGAACAAGACACCTATCCAATGTATCAGGAGTTACAAAACTTATCTTATTCTACTTTTAAACATTTTATGGAAGGAGATTGGGAGTATGTACTTTTAGAGGAAGAAGTGTCGCATGTATTTGAAGTGTTTCAGCAAAACTTTAGAAAGATATATGATTTGTGGAACAGTGAACCATGTAATATTTTATTTACAGGGTTGGATACTACAATGATACAGCCTACAGAAATATTTGGCAAGTACGATAAATTTACTATGTTTAACCATAGTGACCCAAAACGTTCACCTAATTTTGAGAATAACTTTAATTGCGATGTAAGATATTATCCTTCCACAATGGACAAAAAGTGGATGGACTATACTATGGAAAAAATAGATAGTTTAAAAGTTTGGTCTGATGAACAAGACATATATAACGATATGTTATGGGGTCAAGGAGTTACAGTAGATGAAGTACACGAACCCAAAATGGCATATCAAGGACACATGATACCTAATTTACAACAAAACATAGAAGTAGGCAACGATTGGAACGGCATACATATTAATGATGCCCACATTGTTCATTGGCATAGTAGCAGAGGTATTGCAAACAGGGTGCAACTCTTTAACAGTATATGTGAGTGGCTAGAAGTTCCAATACAAGATGATTAATGATATATTTACACATACCAAAAACAGGTGGAACTTCGTTGAGAAATGCTTTTTATCTTTCCACAAATCCTGTACCTTTTACAGTCGCCCCTAGTCATATAATTACACTTTACAATATTGATACATACTGTGTTTTCAGTATAAGAGACCCTTTAGAAAGATTTTGTAGTGGATATTGGGAGAGATATACTAATAGCAGAAGGCGTCAAATGAATAAAAATGTAAACATTTTATTTCAAGGCGGAGGGTATCAGGATCTTACAAAACCAGAACAAAATGTTTTTACAGACTTTCCAACACCTAATCATTTTATATCAGGATTACGACAAGGACTTGTAGATAATAAAAGACATAATTTTTCAGACTCAGGTTTAAATTTATTACTATCGCCTTTAACTTTTTGGTTAGGTAATTTAGAAGAATATAAAAAACATGAAGCAAAAGTTAAAGCAGTATATGAACTTTCTAGTTTAACTAGAATAATGCAAGAGCAAGATATAAATTTACCTACAGATCCTTTTTTAAGTCGTAGCAGAAAACAATTTAAAGACTTAAATCAATCATATAAAGTTTCTAAAGAGAATAAGGAATGGTTTATAGAGTCACTCCGTGCTGAGGACTATAAACTTATAGACTATATAAGGAATCAGTCATACTATATTCCTTAATTGTAATGCTTGGTGGCCACCTTGCATATCTGTTGAACAGTCATTTTGCAGTTCTCCTGCTCTATCTAGCCTATCCTAAGAGGGAGGCGATGTTTTATTACTGTTAGACTGAAATCTATTCTGCCCAACACATATATTTAACAAAAAACAAAAAAATATGCTAGAAATGTAGAATTTTGATATATTTTAAAAGAAAAAGGCCTGAATTCTCAGGCCTTTATCATTCTATGTCTATGTTACTTCTTGTTAAAGATGTGGTAAAGTACCCAAACACCTACTAAACCTAGTAAGCCTTCGTTACTCAATCCATTCAATATGGCCATGATATTTGGTACCACGTTCATATCTCCTAGGAAAGGTATTGCACCACCAAATAGTATTTCTAAAACTATACCTAGTGCAATTACACTAATACCGACATCTGTAAGTTGTTTGGCCCATCCGCCAACACTTTTAAGAATATCCATATCAACCTCCTAGAATTTACAAAATTGCAAATTCAGATAATATTTAAGTGCCAGTAATCCATAACTTATATACTCTGTTATTGTTAAATACAGTTATAAACCCACAATTTATAGGGATAAAACGTATGTTATTAGACAAACCAATAAAGAAAAACGATATAATTACACTAAAATTGCTAACTGGCGAAGAGGTCATAGGGCAATTTCAGGAAGATACAGATGGCCAATTAATTGTTTCAAAAGCAAGTATTGTTGCGGCAAATCCACAAGGTGGATTAGGATTAGTACCTTGGATGATGAGCTCTATGCCAGAGAAGATAAGTATAAATAAAGATACAGTAGTTACATATGGCCAAACAGCAGAAGCCATAGCAGACAAATTTGTAGAAGCAACCACAAACATTACACTAGCCAAATAAACACACATAGTATGATTGACATTCTTCAATATTTTGTTATAATATTGGAAAGAATTTAGAGAATAATATGAAACGTGTAATTTTTCTATCTTTATTGACTATGTCAGTTTTTGCGTCAAGTCTAGATGCAAAACCAGATGTAGATTTATCTATGAGCAACGATACTGTTTGCTTGGCTCTTAATTTATATCATGAAGCAAGAAGTGAAAGAACTGCAGGTATGTGGGCAGTTGGTGATGTAACTATTAATAGAGTAAAGAGTTCTAGTTTCCCAAATACAATATGCGGTGTTGTTACTCAAGGTCCTACAAGAGAAAGTTGGAAAACAATTAGATTTCCAGACATTCCAGATGAGCAAAGAATATATTATCCTGTTAAAGGCAAATGTCAATTCAGTTGGTGGTGTGATGGTAAAACTGATTTGCCTACTGAAATAGATAGTTGGTACAGAGCATTAGACATTGCCAGATTAATGATAGAAAATGAAGTTGGATTAGGACTTACAGATGGTGCAGACCATTATCACGCAGATTACATCGATCCTTTCTGGAACGATAGTATGGTACTCATAACCACAATAGGCAACCATAAATTTTATAAAGACATCAGATAAATACTACTATAATACAGACGGTAGGAGAGTAGTATGTATGAGTATAGATGTAAAGTTCTGAAAATTATTGATGGCGATACAGTTGACGTTGATATAGATTTAGGATTTGGTATAGTTTTAAAAAATGAACGTGTAAGAGTCATGGGCATTGATACTCCAGAAAGCAGAACAAGAGATA